TCCCGACTGATCAAGCAGCGACCAGAATGGAATGAAGTTCTTGACAAAGCATCTAAGGCACCTGGATCTACAGTCAAAAAACTTTGACATTAAATCTAAATAATAATAACCCCCCTCATTTACTACCTTAGAAGAACAACCTATGGCAAGAAAGAGAAAGACTGATTTGCAACCAATCGGTGTTGGCATGACTGCTAAGCAGATGAAGAGAAAGAAACCAATCAATACTGAATTCTTACTTGACATTGAACCGCTTACAGATAATCAAGCAACATTGTATGATTCATTTGCTGAGGATAAAAATCTTGTAGCATATGGAGCAGCAGGCACTGGCAAAACATTCATTACTTTCTACAATGCTCTCAGAGATGTGCTCGATGAGAACACACCATACGAAAAGATTTATATTGTTCGCTCTTTAGTTGCCACCAGAGAAATTGGATTCCTTCCTGGAACTCATGAAGATAAAGCAGACATCTATCAGATTCCATATAAGAACATGGTTAAATACATGTTCCAGATGGCAACTGATGCTGATTTTGAGATGCTGTATGGTAACCTGAAGACTCAGGGAACGGTAAGTTTTTGGTCTACTTCATTCCTTCGTGGAACTACTCTGGATAAAGCAATCATTATCGTTGATGAGTTCCAAAACTTGAACTTTCACGAACTTGATAGTATAATTACAAGGGCGGGTGAGAATACAAAGATTTGTTTCTGCGGTGATGCATCTCAAACTGATTTGCAAAAAACCAATGAGCGGAATGGGATCGTAGACTTCATGAGAATTCTTCGGGTCATGCCGTCGTTTGATATTATTGAGTTTGGTCTTGATGATATTGTGCGTTCTGGTCTGTGTAAGGAATATCTTATTGCAAAACATGAATTAGGTTTTTGATGTTTAAACATATTGATTTGAATCTCCCCTCTCTCAAGAGAGAGACTATCGATGGGGTTCGTTATTATTCTGTTCCTGATGATGGAGATCTTATTAAACTGGTCTCCATCACATCTGTTACTAGTCACAAAAATCGTGAGTTTTTCGCCAAGTGGCGTAAAAAAGTTGGTGAACAACAAGCAAATAAAATTACTAAACAAGCGACTAGTCGTGGCACGGATATGCACACTCTCACTGAGTGCTATCTAAAAAATGAAGATCTTCCTACAGTTCAACCACTGTCTGATTATCTTTTTAAGATTGCTAAACCAGAACTTAATAAGATAACTGACATACATGCCTTAGAAAGTTCTCTATATAGTAAGGTGCTAGGAATTGCTGGCACTGTGGATTGCATTGCCGAATACAATGGTGAGTTAGCAATCATTGATTTTAAGACTTCAAAAAAACCAAAACCAGTAGAGTGGATTGAGCATTATTTTGTTCAGTGCATGGCGTATGGGTGTATGCTCTATGAACTTACTGGTATTAGTGTAAAAAAACTTGTCATCATAATGGCATGTGAAAACGGAGAGTGCGTTGTTTATGAAGAGTATGACAAAACAAAATACATTAACCTTTTACAGGAATACATTAGAGAATTTCTTAACTACAAACTGGAAACATATGCCCAGTAAAATCGAAGATGAATTTGAGAAGGCATTAGAGAAGAAGTTTTTTTGTCCCGCTAAGTTTGCACAAGAGATTGAAGAACTTGTCAGGGATAATAAGGACATGAATTACATTGATGCTATCATTCACTTTTGTGAGTGTAATAGTATTGATCTAGAATCTGTACCAAAACTTATCTCAAAACCACTCAAAGAAAAGATTAAGTACGATGCAATGGAGTTAAACTTCCTTAAGCGAACCTCCAGGGCGAAATTGATCTTTTAATTCAGAAAAAGTCGGAAAATTTATCGCGGGGAAAATTTCGTGAAAACCCTTTTTGTTAAAATGACTCCCTTTGACGTATATAAAACTTATCTTGGGTTGAAGAATCACTTCACAAAAGATAAATACGACTATCACAAATATTGTGGCAAAACTCGTGCCTCTCTTCAATCCTTTTATAAGAGGAAAGACCGATATTGGTTTGAGAAAATGAGCAGGCAAAAAAACGACAGGGAAGTCGTTGATTTTTTTGTGTCTAATTTTGTTGCGTCAGGCGATAATACCTGGATTGGTCAAATGATCCGAGAAGGAGAATCTGAATATGTTAGTTGGCAAAAAAGAATTCAGAGTCTGACTTATCTCTTTAGAGAAGAAGTCGAAAACATGATTGTCAATACTGATTTAGATTCTTTGTTTACGGTAAATGATGGTCAGCACCCAAGGGTGCTTAAATTGCATCTTCAAGGTCATATATCCATGGAGACTATGATCATCATGAATCGTATTTTAAATTTTAGGCAAGATTTTGATAAAAAGTTGAAGGATCCTGTTTGGGAGACGGTTTCCAAGACAATGAAGAAGTATGATTCCTTCCTAAATATCGATATATTCAAATTTAAGAAAATTTTAAAGGACTGCGTTTTATGACGTTTTTTGATTCAGATGTTGTAAGGGCAGAAATTGTCCATATTAACGAATTGCAGGAAAAACTGTATAATAAGATGTTTAGCTTCTACACGATGAATAAGCAAGATAAGCTTGATCATGTAGAATTGCTGAAAACTCTTATTGAAAAGCAAAAAGTCCTTTATGCTCGGTTATCATTATCTGATGATCCTGAAGCAAAGAAGATGAAGGATCATATTTCTAGATCTGCATCAATGTTGGGGATGCCCTCAGATGTAGATATGAGTGTTATATTTAAAAATATGGAGAAGTTGGTAGATCATATGAGAGAGCAGGTAGAGAGGACAGGGAATATAGATTGACAATTACGGGCACTTGCACTATTATAGGTCCGTACTCGCCGCAAGTGCCCTAAGGGTACACACAAGCCGAATACAACAAATACGAGGTAATACGAATGTCTTTTGCAAATCTCAAAAAACAGTCTTCTCTTGGATCTTTGACTTCCAAATTGGTCAAAGAAGTTGAGAAGATGAACAGTAATTCTAGTGGCGGTGATGATCGTCTCTGGAAACCAGAAATGGATAAAACGGGTAATGGTTATGCTGTTATTCGATTCCTTCCTGCCCCTGACGGTGAAGATCTTCCTTGGGTGAAGATGTACTCTCATGGATTCCAAGGTCCTGGCGGTTGGTACATTGAGAATTCTTTGACCACTATTGGTCAAAAGGACCCTGTATCTGAGTACAATCGCACTCTCTGGAACAGTGGCAATGATAAGGACAAAGAGATTGTACGCAAACAAAAACGCAAACTGTCCTATTACAGCAATATCTATGTTGTAAAGGATCCTTCTAACCCCCATAACGAAGGGCAGGTCTTCCTTTTCAAATTTGGTAAGAAGATCTTTGACAAGATCATGGCAGCAATGCAACCTGAATTTGAGGATGAGACTCCCATTAACCCCTTTGACTTCTGGGCTGGTGCGAACTTCAAACTGAAGATTCGTAAAGTTGATGGTTATTGGAATTATGATAAGTCTGAGTTTGACAGTCCTGCTGCTCTACTCGATGATGATGATGCTCTTGAAGCACTGTGGAAAAAGCAGTATTCTCTTGCTGCAATGACGGCAGAAGATCAGTTTAAGACTTATGAACAACTTCAGACACGTCTGGACTACGTTCTTGGTCGCAAGGGCACTCCTCGTCTTCAGGACGAAGAGGTGCAGGATGAAGATAATATGCGTGGAAACTTTAGTCCCAGTTTTGGCAATCGCCAACAAGAGTCTGAACTTCCTAAAGAGTTGAAGCAACAACTTGATGATCTTCCTGCTTCTGGTGGATTTAATGACCCAGATATTACTGGTTCTTCCTCATCATCTATGGATGATGGTGATCCTATGAGTTACTTTCAGAAACTTGCAAACAGTTGAAGTAGATTAGTCATACAATCTGGGGTTATCCCCTCTCTTAAGGTTCGGGTTCACATATTGACCCGAACCTTTTTTGTATGGCATTATGTTGTCCATGTCATTGTTTATTAGAGATAACAACTCTGGTTTGAGAATGTAAATATTTCTCTTTTTATTTTCTAAACGCTCTTCATATTCATAATTTGTTATTGCTGTAGATGCGATTTTTCCAGGGATTTCTACTAACTCATTTTTAATATTGTCAAAATATACTGTTCCATAACTCAATCTTCTTCTCCAATTGTAACCATCAAACTTCCATTCTTGCCCATTTCTTTCATACACTTCATCTACTGATGGTATGTATGTTGGTCCAGGTTGACTAAAAGATACAACTGGAGGAGTTTGATATCCTCTACCAGGATTAGTTAAAGTAAGTTCGGTAATTTTTCCATCTTCCGCTTTAACTACTCCCTCTGCAGTAATTGGTGCTAGTGGATTTTCTATTGTTGCTGTGGGAGCGGTTCTATAATTGTAACCACGATCTTGCATTACTATCGATGCAACACTACCATTAGTAATAGTCACATATCCCTTTGCAGTTCTATGTGGAATTGGTGGTTGTATTTGTATTGTTGGTAACGCGGATGTTGTATAACCAGCTCCTGGTTTTACAACATTTATATTGATTAAAGTTTCTGCTCTTGTGCCGATACCAACCTCTGCAGTAGCAGTTGCAGTAACGTCAGTAGTGTATGTAAATACTTTTCTAAGAATACTTCCTCCAATTAGGAATCTTGTATCTGCAAAGTTTGTAAATGTATCTAGAGGTGTAGAGTCACCACTGGCACTTGCTACATTTAATACTCCTATGAATGTTAGTGTATTTAAATCCCACTTTGTACCTAAACCAATTACGAACATAGATTGGTTGTCTGTACCAGAGACATACATTTTTGAACCATCATCTTTAAAGGATAGTCCACGGATAGATGATTCTGATGGTTGAGTAATTACTGTAAGATTTTGTGTCTGTACTGGTAGTGGGAACATTGTTCCAATGTCCCATGGAGTGACCATATTATACTTCTTTAATGTATCTGGATCAGCAGTATCTAAGATAAACATATGCTCTCCAGTATCCTGTAATCTCACAGAAGATACTGCTGGCATACTAATAGCAATGTCTAAACTTGCTGTGCTTATATCCCAGGCAGTGGATAAATCATATTGTGCAACTTTATTGCCAGAGTTTGTTAGTCCACTAACGTACATTCTTGTACCGTCTGGTTTAAATTCGACAGAGGTAGCATATTGGAATGTAAGGTTGTCTATATTTAAGGTTAATTCTCTTACAAAACTACCAGTTGACATGTCATGAGACGATGTTAATTGATATTGTTGAATCTTACCTACTGTATAAGAACTCGCTCCATGGGCAGTAAATAAGCGTACCCCAAGAGCATCTAAGAACATACCTTCAAATCCACTCTCTACTGTGAATGGAGATGCAGATTCAAATATTGCGTTTTCAATAATATTTGGTGGGGGTGGGAATGTTATCGTTGGAGTAAATGTATAACCATCTCCAGCATTTAAAATTTGAACACTCTCAATCGTTCCACCAACACCTATAACTGCTTCTAATTGTGGTGGTATTGTTGGTGGTGGATCACTAAAACTTACTGCGGGTTGATATGTATAACCTCCACCTGCGTCAACGATTGTAATTGGACCAACTTCTCTATCGTCTGGTGGTGGATTTAATGATACTGATAATATACCCACTCTTGGTGTTGGTGGAGGTGCAATAGAAACTTCTGCTTTGATACCCTCTGCTGTGTATCCAGCTCCAGCATTGGTTAGGGCTAGTTTTGTAACTTCTCCTGATACGGGATTTACTGTTGCGGTTGCTTCTGCAAAAGTACCTGGCACCTCACTTGGTAAGATGACACTTTTATCTTGTTCAATTTCATATTCTGGTGCTTTAAAAAATCCTTCATTTACTTCAATACCAGACTCTACAATGGTATAATTATCTTCGGATTTTCTAGTTAAGGTCTCATAATGATGAACACTGTATAATTCTTCATATGATCCATATTTTTGGAGCATATGCTTATCAAATGCAACTTGAGTTTTTGGCCACTCTTCGTAGACATTTTGAATATTATTTGCCAGCAAGACGACCCAATCTAAAGTTGGGTCGTCATATATTTTTGCAGCAACTTGATCTGGTCTTTCATCACCAACAATTTGATACTTAGTAAAGTAACTTACATTTTGGAATATATCTTCACGAATTTTGCCGCGCTTAAAAAGATTCTTGACGATAGTGTAATCGTTAAGAGTGTTTCTTTCCTTATCTCTAGAAACGTATGCTAAAAAAGGTATATGACTGAAGTAATTTGCCATTGTTTAGTATCCGATTGGGTGATTTGCGGCTGCTCCTTCGTCGTAGTCTGAGGAGTATATTGGAAGAAGTTCCATGAAGGACATGGTGAGGGCGTATGAGAACATACCACCTTTTGGCAATGTCATATATGTACCATCTGGAGTATAATCTACGGAGAAGTTTTGGAGAGCACAGTCTTTTATGAGGTTAATACCAGGGTGCTGACCATCTCTGTAGAGATACTCTATTCTGAATACATTTGGTGCCTTTAAAAACAACTGAGAATTAGTTGTCTTCGCAGACATATTTATTTTGAAAAACTTAATTATCTTCTTTACATTGTCTTCTTCATCTCCACTTCTAGGCGTTAGTTTAAATTGAAAGGTAAATGCTCTCAATTGAGGACCATTGAATAGAAGTTCAACGTTTGGGTTAAAGATCGCACGTTCTGTTCTTGGGAAGATATTTGCTCCTATAGCAGCCTGTGTGGCTGCTTTAACAACATACTTTTTAACATCACCGCTGAAACCACCTACTTTATCAATAGCACCAGTCAAGGCGTTGATTGCACCTTCTGCACCTTCCGTAATACCCCTTGTTGCTATGTCCGCACCAGCAATCTGTAGAGGGGATAATGTATCTTCATTCCAACCAACACCGTTAGCATCAGATATACTACCTTGAATAGGTAAATATACTGACTTCCCTATTACTTTATTCTCACTGTATCCAACACCAAAAGTGCTGGTACTAACACTTGCTGGTTTGTATTCTAAAGCTGAGAATCTTATATAATCACTGAGAACTGCTTGTGCTCTTGCTGATGGATATACTATGTCTTCTTTTAGTTCTGCTTGATTGGAACTATTACCTTGAATTGCACCAT